AAAACCACCCCAAACCCGACTCGCAAGAGATGCAATCCCCGCAGGAGAAGCTTGACGCTGCTAATGAGCAGATGGAGCACGAACTGAGTACTCTGGCCCAGATTAATCTGAGCCTGAAGACTGATTTGAAGAATGCGGCACTCAACACCCGCCGACACGAATGCATGCTTACCATCGCGTGCTTGAACGGCTCGATTTACGAGCTTGAGAATGAGGTGGCAACGGCTGCCTCGTTGATGGAGGAGGAGAATGTGAACGTGGGGACCGAGGTCCTGGACGCTTCGATTGTGAATCCGGCGCGGGGTGGCGACGGACCGGGCATGGAGAGCCCGAAGTATAGTCCGCTCTCACCGCCGGACTCTCCGAAACCGGTGGACTTGGCCGCGGGGGCGAAGAGGTTCTGTTTCCGTCCGGCAGTGATGCCGGGTTCGCCGAAGTGCTCTCCCCCAGAGCAGGATAAACCGGGGGATTGGATCGCCACGGAGGCGAAGAAATACAAGCCTTTTGGCTTTCCCATGGATTTCGGCAAAACGTTGTCGGGCCCGTTTACGGGGGCGGTTTTCAATGCGGGACCGGCTTCGGCGACTGGCCCCTTGTCAAAGCCGCAATCCAGGAAGTTGCTGAAAGCGCAGAAGCCGGTCGTTGGTGTGAGCCCTGTCCTTACGGCGGCTGTCACGAAGTCCGAGCGCAAGGAACCTGCGGTTGTCGGTGGTGTACCGACACCGGCGGGAGTCTCGCCTACTGCAGATGTGGGCTCAAAAGTCGGAGCGGCCACCACGGACCAGCCACCCAAGAAAGGAAACGGAGACGGGAGAATCAAACTCCTAGCCTCTTTTCAGGACTTGGCGGAACAGGTAAAAGAGTTCGGCGTTTTGGCGACTTGGAGGACAGCTTTCAAACGCTGGCAATCCTCGGAGAAGATGAAGGACCGCGAGGTCCAGGTGAAGCGGGCGGAGTACTTGAAATGGTTGTTCGAGAACCGCTTGGTCGCCAGAACCACAATGGCTTTCGCATATGATACGATCACGGAGGCCCATGGAGGGATCCAAGAGGCTGAGGGCCTGGAGGAGAAGGCGGAGTTGCCGGAAACCACAACGGGAGTGGTGGATGATCTGGTAGCTGCCGACGGGCCGCCACCTGGACGCGTGGTTGACGCGTCAAGTTCGGAGGCCATAGAAGGCATACCGGGGGCATATACCAAGGATCAGGCAATCAAGGGCCAGAAGTACCCGATCGATGCGTTTAAGCAGGAGTACGAGTTCACTGTCACGGCACTGCAAAAAGAGGAGGTTGCAAAACACTTCCCCTGGTTTGTGGATGCCAAAACTGTGGCACCATCGGCTGCTGAAAACCCACACGCCGTTGCCCATGTGGCCCGCCTGATCCACCTGATGCAGTTGTTGCACAGGGTTGAGCCCAGGCTGAGGTCGCAGAGGAGCGCGTTGTCGGATCGACACGTGGACTTTGTGGTGCTGGATGGCAGCAACGAGACGCTGCGCATCTTAAGGTTGTTTGGGTTCTCGTATGTATCAAAGAAACACCACACTTACACTGGGGAGGCGTTACGCAGCGCTGTCCTTAGTGTGAAGTACACCGGACGGGGGATTCCGGCCCACTTCGTCCTGGCTGTAGACAGGCACCAGGAGACGGCAGAGACCTTGAGAGAGTTCGCTAGTGTGACTTCGACGGACCAGATTTGCGCCGTGATTGATGTGTACCGTGGAGCGGCTGGCTCCTCGCTTGGGTCCTACTGGTACAGGAACGGCCCAAACGGGGACATCAGTTGCATAGTGGACGGGATCAGTATTAACTACCCTACGAATGATGATCAGCTTGTGTTGTTGGGAGAGGACTCAGCGTCCCCTTTCACCACGACGGTTGTCAGTTCAACGGGAACCAAGTACGGACTCCTCATAGGGCAGCGGCAGTCTACTGATCGCAACCCTGTCCCAGCGGGACTTCCCGATTACGACTACATGCAAATTACCAGACCCGGGTTGTGTGGGCCGCACATTGCGTCGTTGGTGGAGGAGTTGATGCCAAAGTATGCGAGACATTTTCAGCAGACCCGAACGGTGCTGTACAACCGCAAGGTGGTGGCTGAAATGCTGAAAGTTTCACAGGGGCGAGTGTTGAATGGAGTCACACAAACCCAGATGGCAGACGTTGGGAAAGGGATCCTTGAGAAGGACCAGACTTACATTTTGGCAGGCAAGTACAATCACGATTTGGTTCACAACATCGTGGAAAATTGTATCTTGGCCACAATGAAGGCTTGGGGCCATAACAATGAGGACCTTGTCTCGGCGAGAGCCAGCATTGGACTGAAGGAGGAGGCGTTGCGTTCAGCAAGGGCGCCTTATGCTCCAGACCCTGTGACCATATGGCTGCAGAATGCGAGGCGGTGCCCCCGGAATGGCATGTTCATTGGGAGCTTGGCGGCGTTGTCAGCGGTGATAGCCCGTGGGGTCAGCGTGCGATTGGGTGTCAACGCTCGTTGCGACTTCATGACGGAACCGTACGTGCAAAGCTGGAAGAAGAATGGCCTGGACACCAGCGGAGTGAACGTTGTCATGAGTGGCGCGATGGGCTTGTTGGGGTCAGCCCTGACCAACACCATGGCGGCGGTTATTGAAGAGGGTGTGAAGAGTTGGTCGCCATTGGCCGCCTTCACCACGGTGGCTCTTGAGGGGGCCATGAACGTAGCGACAGTGGGTGTTGCAAGGGCGACGGGAGTCGCCGCGATCCACGCCACTAGTGCGTTACTGAGGTACGCGTTCCCGGGTGTGGGGCACATGTTGGGCGGTTTCTTACATGTCACGTACAATCTGATTGCCGCTGCTATGGGCGGTACAGTGAAGTCCGGTGCAGACCGCGTTAACGTGTGGAGCTCGATTGTGACTTGTGACACGGTGGAACGGAACAAGAGACTAGCTGCTCTCAACATTCCGCCAACCACCGTTGTTGCGGCCTCTCTTCCCTCCGCTGTGGCGCGGTACATGGATTCGTATCAGGAAAGGTTGTGGGATCCAACGCATTGCCTCACCGATGCATCGAGTGGGACGGACGTTGTCCACCCCGGCAAAAAGCTGGGCTACCGGCCATGCCCTGCAGTCAGGGTCCGGCGCGACGGCAAGAAGTTGGTTATTAAGAACAATGACCAGTTGCAAGCTGAGATAATCGCACGCAAGCTTGTCCTTAGGCAGATGGAGCCTCAGGCGCGCGGTGGGAAGTTGGTGGTGCACGATTCTGTAATGAATGTTGCGCCAACCGATTCCGCTGCGTTGATGGGTGCGGTGGCGAAGCGTTATTTGGCTCGTCCAAAACTCCCGGATGCTGTTATGCAAAGGGAGATGCTCGACATGGCGTACGACAAGTTTGAGAGCCTTGTCGGCGACCAAGACGTGATGCGTACTGAGGAAGAGGATCGCAGGGCGATCAACCCCAAGACTCTCGCGAGGATTGTGGCGTATGAGGCGGATGTTGTCAACGGGGTGCCGACGGTGCCCGGGGTTTGTGAGGCCTTCGTGAAGAAGGAGAAGCTCGCAGAGGGGAAAGCCAGTCGGATTGTGATGAACGTTCATCCCTCCGTGCAGGCCGAGCTCCTCGCTTCCTACGGGGTGCTTAAGGAGACGATGGCCAACCAGGCCAGGCCTCTTATGATAACCCACGGGGGGCGGTCCCTACACATCTACTACGCTGCTGGATGTCGCGATGATGAAATTGCTGGTATGTTGCAAGAGGCTATCGTGAACCAGGCGGACTTCGTGTTTTGCTGTGGTGACGACATGTTCGGGCGTTTCAGCGATCGTTGGATCGTGGGTGATTTCTCTAAGTTTGACGGCTCGCGGACGCGGGCGGGCTTGGAGAGCACCATCCGGATTCTCAAGCGGGCTGGGTTGTCGTCCACCGGGGCGGCGGCCATTCGGTCGGTGTCCTTCAAGGTTTTAGTGAAGATACTCCTTCGGCAGGAAGGGTACTCGTTGAGCGTCCTGTTGGAGGATGTCTTTCCGACTGGTATGTTGCTTACTACCATTTTCAATACTGTTGATAACATGGTCTTCTGGGCAGTGGCGTGGCTTTTCTTTGTCATGCGCCCGGATTTGAGCCTAGAACAGTGTGTTGAAATGGCCTGTAGGGCCACTGGCTTCGACGTCAAGCTGAAGGTGTGCCGTGAGGTGAGCGACGTGGACTTTCTGAAGAGCGTGTTCATCCCCTCCCCAGTGTCGGGGGTCTATTTTATGCAGCCTATGCCCGGTCGGGTGGCAAAGTGGCTCTCCATGGCGTGTGACCCAAGGAGGTATATTCGTAATCAGGTGATCTCGATTGAGGATGGAATGCGATTCTATGCCCGCGATGTTGCCAACGGATATGCGCATGTGAGCCGCGAGTTCCCGGTGGCAGGGGCCGTGTTGGCGATTTTCGATGTGTTCGGGAATGCGACCATCCGGCCCCGGTTGTCGGAGGAGGCGATTGCCGCAAACCCTTACGGCGTTGATTACTCGGGATACCCATTCGACCGTCAAGAGGCGATTGATATCCTGAGCCGCCGCTACGGGCTGTGCGAGGGGGAGCTAATGGAGTGTGACGCACAGATCCGCACACTGGCGCTCCCGTGTGTGTTCGAAAGCGAGACGTTGCGGAAGATCATTTCCGTGGACTACGCCTAAGAACGCGCACTTTACGGGTAACTATCGGGCCTGGAAAACCCGAGATACGGAGTGGCATCCGTACCCTATGTGAAGCCATGCAGCAAGTGATAAAATTAAAAATGGGATCGTCGAAGAAGGGACCGATCGTTGAAGTAAGAGTTAAGAAAGCCAATGGAAAAGCTAAACATGGAAATAAGAAGGCTAAGCGTCAGCCTCCTCCCAAAGCTAAGCAGAAGGGCAAGGGCAATCGTAAGAGTAGTGGTGGATCTAAAACGGTCCCTATGTACTTGCGTAGTGTCCTTGAACCTTTCGCCGCGCCCCAGGGGGGAAGCTTCCCAGACTACTGCGTAGCGCCAACAATCCGGCGCAAGGTGGTCGATGCATACACGCCTCAAGTGGAAGTGAGTAGTGGAAATGGTGTATTTGTGGTGAGGCATTTGCCTTACAGGCAGGTGGAGTTCGGGAGCGTTGGTGTTGGCACAAACACACCAGCCGCCATTATTGGCACCGGATTCAGTTACGGGGGTGCGGGGAGTTCTGCGGTCTATTCGTCTTTGTTTATGAGCACTATGGCGGCGCGAGGTCGTTGTCTTGGTTTCGGCGTTAAAATTACCAACGCTGGTGCCATGACTACTGAGACCGGTAGCGTCCATATTGCTCATTATGAGGATGCGTATAACTATCTGACTGACAGTACTGCCCTGTGTCCTCTGACCCTGTCTGCGTTGGAGCAGTTGCCGACTTACACCACGTGTTCAGTCTCGTCGATATGTTCGGCGCCCGTGATAATCCGTTCTTTCCCGGTGGGACAAGACGCCCTCAATTTTCGCGCCCCAGAAGATCTGGTCGCGGGAGCTGCAGCGGCGTCGGCCACTGGTGATACGTCTGGGGCCCTGGGGTGGGCTACCATAGTGGTTTGGATGACTGGCTTGAAAAACACGGCCAGTGTGTCCAGTTTGCGGTTGGAAGTGGTAACACACTACGAATTGCTGGCGAATGGGAGAACGGCGGCTGCCTTTTACGAGGCTACACCGTCGGAGAGACCCAGCGCTCCACAGTTGGACCGAGTTTTCGCGATAGCAGCGCGGACGGACCATGTGAAGCAGAGTGCCGGCGTTTCGGCTTACAATCGTTTAATCTCTCCGTCAAACTAGACGGCCCCTTGGTCAGGAAGGGGCCGGACGGAAGAGAGCCTGACGTGTTCGGAGATATGTGGGGTGTGGATGTTGTTGACGGAGATACCATTGATAGCTTTGACGGCGGAAGGACGGGTGCCTCCGCTAATGTGATTGAAAAAGATAAGAAAAATAATGATGATTCCTTCGGGCCGCCCACGGGGTGGGAGGCTGATCTGGCGAACAGTTTTATGGATGCGTATGATTGGGTGGAGGACAAAGCCCAGAAGGTGGCGGCTGTTACGGCTGTTTTCGGAGTTGGCGCTGCGGCCGGTGCTGCTTATGGTATTGAGAAGATATCTGAGGCAGCGCCGGAAGCCGTAGGCGCGCTCGAGAGTGGTTATAATCAGTTTGCCAATGAAGCGTCTGTATTATGGGGAGACCTTTTTGATTGAGTTTTCACGTTGTTGCACATGATTCCTACGACTGCACGTTAATCTGGCGTGCGGTTTAGAACAATTCAAAACCAG